GTATAATGTAAGAATTGCTGTATGAAGCAAAGAGAAAGGTGTTCTGGACGAGGGTTCGATTCCCTCCACCTCCACCTGAACATATTCCGAACCGAGTTATCGGTAGCAAAGCGAAACGCTGAGTATGTTCAGTTGGGGGTGACTAGGTTTCGACAGGGCAATTAGTAACAGAGTGGACAGCACGACACAGAGAGTCGTAAAAAGTAAAAAACCGTAAACGCAAACGACGCACAGTTCGCATTAGCAGCCTAAACACTGCTTAGGGTTTCGGATGGTTTCCTCGTAACAGAATAACCATCCACTAATTTTATTCGCTGAGGAATTATATGAATGTATTGCCATTGAAAGACAAAGTTCTTGTAGCTGAGAACAAACGAGAAAATACTACTTCAAGTGGTATCGTAATTGAAGGTGCTGGTGGACTCGGTGAGTCAAAAACTGGAACTGTTTTAGCAATTGGACCAGATGTAAAAGATGTCAAAGTTGGCGATGTCATTTATCTTGAATGGAACAAAGCACAAGTTGTTACCATTGATGGTTCACAACGAGTTATGATCAAAGAAGAATTCATTGTTGCAGTTGTAGACTAATGACAAGTTTAGTTGATCAGTATAAAGAGATGCATAAGAATGAGAATCTTTATGCTGGTTCTTCTACTCAAATACATAAAGACTTCATTCATCAATTTCTGGTTGAGTTTAAATGTAAGAGTATTTTAGATTATGGCTGTGGTAAAGGTATTCAGTATCATAAAGAAAAGATTCATGAATCACATTTTCTTAAAATCATGCCATCTCTTTATGATCCAGCAGTAGAAGAATATTCTGTTTTACCAGAAGGCACATTTGATGCAGTTATATGCACTGATGTTCTTGAGCATATTGAAGAAGAAGATTTGTCAAAAGTTATTTCTGAGATTTATAGTAAAGCAGATAAATTTGTTTATCTTGGAATCTCAAATGAGCCAGCAAGTTCGTTTCTTCCTGATGGTAGAAATGCACATGTTACTCAAAAGTCTCTTGATTGGTGGATTGAACAAACACTACCCTATGCAGATAAATTTACATTAATGTATGTCTACGGTAGAAGCAGAGGTAAAGCACTACTAGTTAATAACTCCATCAAGATGAGAAAAGAATATGAAAGCAGCAGTACTTTGTAATGGTGCTACTAGATCTCTTTTTACTGCACCTGATCGGTATCGCTATCTTATTGGTTGCAATATTCCTTGGAGACAGGTAGATGCCAATGTCGTTTTAGACATTGAGGTTGTTCGTAGGTGGTATAAACAAAAAGATTTAATTTCTGCTCCAACATATTTTAGCGAATCTGCTTGGCGAGAAACTAGGTTTACCGAAAGAAAGTTTTTTGAACCATTCTTTCTTGGATTAGTAAAACAACTACCCGAACATGACTCTTGTGGTCATGTTGCTTGTAGAAAAGTTATCGAATTAGGATATACTGAGATTGATATTTATGGATGTGACTCTTGGTTTGAATATAATAATGATAGTCATACTCATCAGTGGGTAGATTCTAGATCGATAGATAAGAGGAAACAGATTGATGCGTGGCGAGTTCATTGGAATAAAATTATCGCTGATCATCCAGATGTTGTAATTAACTTTATAGGAGAACCTAAATGAAAGCATTAGTAACAGCAGTTATGTTAGCATTTGCATCGTTTGCAGTACAAGCTGCAGAACCAGCAAAGAAAGCAGAAACAAAACAAGAAGACAATTGCGTAAAGAAAGATAAAAATGGCAAATGTCCTCCAGCACCAAAAGGTGATAAGCCAACACCTAAGAAAGTAGAGAAGAAAGAAGAAGCAAAGAAGTAATTCTTCCTAAATAATTATACACAGTGGGTTGAAGGATCCCAATAAAACCTTCATTACACACAACTCATAACACACAAGGAGTAAAACATGAGTAACTTGACCCCGTTCGAGATTCGCCTAGAACTTTTAAAAATGGCGAAAGACATGCTTAACGATGACTACTACGGTAAGCGTGAAGTTATTAGCAATAGTTGGCATGCCCAATTAGAAGTTGCTAAAATTAATGGTGGTGTGCTACCTGAACATCCAGGATTTCCAGCATACCCATCAGAAGCTGAAATCATTGCAAAGGCTCAGACCCTAAATGGTTTCGTTTCAAACATTCCCACCAATTTAGAAAAGACTAGCAAAAAGTCCACCTGATAGGGATCAGACAGAGGGATATTGCATTCCTCTGTCTCTAACTGAAATAAGGAGATAATTATGCGTATACGATTATACACATTATTGATATTATTTTTAATTAGCAGTTTTATATTTGTAAGTGCTTCGTTTTCAACCGATAGACTTATTGATGTTCGCTATGAACAATTGACAAAAGATGCCAAGAAACAAATTGATTGTTTGGCAGACAACATTTACCATGAAGCTGGTTATGAGCCAGATCAAGGTAAGGTCGCAGTTGCTCTCGTGACTATGAACCGAGTGCAAGATCCAAGATACCCAAAAGATATTTGCTCTGTAGTGAAACAAAAGGTAAACTATACATGTCAGTTTACTTGGTTTTGCCAAGACAAATACACCAACAGACAAAAGACTGCATATGAAGAATCACGAGATATTGCATTGCATGTCTATGCCAATTATGAAAAGATAAAAGACTTTACCAATGGTGCATTATTTTACCATGCTGACTATGTAAATCCTCATTGGAGAGGACTAGAAAAAACTACAGTAATCGGCAGACATATTTTTTATAAAGAAAAGGCGAAACTATAATGATGAACAAATTGAACATTCAACTTAAAGAGCAAGAGAGTTCACAGCACTCGTTTTACTTGCTCATGGACGACATATCATTAACAACTGTGAAGCCAGTGGTTGAATGGATCTTTGAAGCAAACTTTGCAGAAGAAAGACCAGATTTATTAAATCTAATCATCTGTTCTCCAGGTGGTGATTTGAATGCAGCGTTTGCATTGATTGATACAATGAGAGGTTCAGCAATACCAATTCGTACTATTGGATTAGGACAGATTGCTTCTGCTGGACTTATGATTTTCATTGCTGGAGATAAAGGAAAGCGTATTCTTACACCAAACACTTCTATTCTGAGTCATCAATACTCATGGGGTGCGTTTGGTAAAGAACACGAATTATTTGCAACAGTAAAAGAGTTTGATTTAACCACTAAGAAAATGATACAGCATTATAAAAAGTGCAGTGGTCTTACGGATGCAAAAATCCGAGAGGTTCTTTTGCCACCACAGGACATTTGGTTAAGTCCGCTCGAATCTAAAAAGTTAGGATTATGCGATGATGTTAAAGAACTTAGTTAATACACTTAAACACTCAGGATTTTGGGCAGGGTTTGTTTTGAATCCTTACCACTGGGAATTTAAGTTTTCAAATACCAATGACATGGGTAAAACCATTGCATTGAATGTTGGTCCAGTCTGGTTTAGACTGGCGATTAGTAATGGTGTTCAGTAAACTAAAGGAAATTATTATGAATGATCATGTTTTTACCGTCTCTGTTTTGATTGCTATTGTAACCTTGATTGGTTCTATTACATATTATAAACATGCTGAGATGCAAGCAATTAAGAGTAATGTGGAGTCTGCGATCGTGAAGGGAATTGATCCAGTGGCAGTCCGTTGTGCCTATGCGAGCGAGAGAGATGTCGTTTGTGTTGCATACGCTGCATCCCATCAACCAGCACTAAAACCGAGTAAGTAAGCACTTACTTACCATACCAGCCCTCTAGGACACATCGTTCTAGGGGGTTGTCTTTAATTCCAATTTAGCGTATAATAATCTTATTATATCGTTGAAATGGAGTCTTAAATTATGAGTTTACTTACAGTTGGAAACCCAAAGTTGTTGAAGGGTCAGAAGAAGGGTTACTTGTCTTCAGTCCTGCACCTAGCACCTGCAAATTTGTCAGGTAAAGAAGTGTGTCCTAAACGAACAGCTGGTTGCACTGCTGCATGTTTGAACACTGCTGGTCGTGGTGGCATCTTCAAGAAAGGTGAATCCACTAATGTGATTCAGCAGGCACGAATTCGCAAGACCAAAGCATTCTTCGAAAATCGTCAAGCATTTCTCAATGAGTTAGTTGTTGAGATTATCAAGACAAAAACCAAAGCAGAAAAACAAGGACTCATCCCAGTTTTTCGTTTGAATGGTACTTCAGATCTCTCATGGGAGAAGTATGAAGTTACAAATGGCAAGAACATTTTCCAAATGTTCCCAGAAGTCCAATTCTACGACTACACAAAAGTAAACAATCGCAAAGTAAAACACATTCCTAACTATCATCTGACTTTCTCTAAAGCAGATGGCAACGATATGGATGTTCGCATTGCAATATCAAATGGCATGAATGTTGCAGCTGTATTTCACAAAGTGCCAGAAACATATCTCGGTCGTCCAGTTATAAATGGCGATGAGACTGATCTTCGTTTCTTGGATCCAAAGGGTGTTATTGTTGGCTTGAAAGCCAAAGGTAAAGCCAAAAAGGATACAACTGGATTCGTGGTGCAATCATGACTCTTAATGAACTTGCATCTAAAGAAGTGCTTTTTCGGACGAATAAAACAGCCGTTGCGTCTAAAGCACTAATCTCTATAGTTGAATACAAACCAATTAGAGATTTTCTTAAGAAAAGTGTTGGATTGCCAGTAGACAAAATTGCAGAATTTGTTGGTGCATATTTACTTGGTCATCAGTTAGTTGATGCTCATGGATATGATACTCGAAAGGGAAATAAAAAGTTAGAAATCAAATGGTCATTTTTGAATCGAACTCTTAGTAAAAATGGTAATCCAACTGCAACCGCAAACATTGGAAATCTAAAATCAAAGTCCTGCGATTTGATGGTTTTTGTTTGTGATGATGAATTAAAACCAACAGACCATAATTACATTCGTATATTGTATAATTATATTATGTTCGTATATGTAAAAACATCTAGTTCTAAAAAGAAGAAAAAGCCAACTGCAAAACAAAAACAGTTGAGAGCATCATGGGAAGCCATGTTAAAGAAGTATGAAACAAAGACGACTGTTCGTAAAGACCAGTCACTCAGTTCTACATACTCACTTGGGAAACCTGCTTGTCGTGAGACACCTAAGATTCCAAGTCTTCCATTTACTGGTGCACCTTGTTACAAGAAACCCAACCCTGTTTATACTGGCTCTGCCATTAAGGGTATTGGCACGATGCACAAATCAAACGCTGTTCCAGTATTCTCTGATGAACAGGCTGTCGAAATTGCAACAATGAGGAGAGGATGATGTCTGAATTTTGTGTAAAGTGCTGTGAAAAAGAAGCAGAGATAGATGTGCTTAGAAACAAGTTGTATGAAGCACTGCAACAAAACGAAAAACTTAGAAATGAAAACGATGCCCTTATTATGGATGTTGCATTCTATGGTGGTACAATGATTAACTTGTCTTGCAATAACAAATAAGGTATAATATATTATGACGCTGAATGAAAAACGACACGAACTTCTTGTTAAAAAAATGAAGTTAGATAAATTCTTTTCTTTGTATCTGGAAAAGTTTGAACGAAAGATGGATCCAGATAAAACTGACACACCCATTTGGAAATTATACAGGACTAAATTAAAAGAATATGGAGCACTCAATCAAGAAATTAAAAACACTGAGTATTGGATCGCTAAGGAACGAAATGTTTAAAACAGCCAATGAGTTTTCTCTATACATCGAGCAGATTGTTCGAGATAAAAAGATGACTTATATGGATGCCGTGCTCGAGTATTGTAAAGAGAATTACCTTGAGCCAGAAGATGTTTCTAAACTTATCAACAAGTCACTCAAAGATAAAATCGAAATGAACTTTCGAGAATTAAACTACCTACCTAAACAAGCACAACTAGATGTCTGAAAATAAATGGGCTATTTTTGCCATTATCGTTTTTCTTATTGTTCAAGGAACATTCTTTGTTTATACAACTGAGAATCTTAACTCCAGAACTATTAAATACGATTGTGGCATGGCAGAATGGCATCCAGACATTCCTGTTGGTGTAAAAGAAGATTGTAGAAAATTAAGAGCAAAACAAAGTGGACGGCTATAAAGCATACCGTTATTACCTAGCAATTAAACTTCACTTTACCACTGACAAATTTGATGTTTTCCAAAACAGAGGAAATGTTAAAGGTACTCGTGAAGCATTTAACGCTAGGAATGACAGATACATATTTGAGAAGTTAGCACAGAAGCATTCTGACGATAAAGAGATTATTCAGTTCTTCGTTTCTAATTTTGCATATGGAAATGATACTGCAATCTATGCTGGTCAGGAAGCAGAAGATAACTTCATGCAATGGAACAAACGAAAGCAAAGTATCACAAAGATCTTTGTGGACGATTTGGCAACACTACTCACACACATAGAAACAAACCGATTAAAACACTCTGCAATATTTGAGTTTACCGAAAACGAATATCCTGTAGCATTGAAGATGTTTGTTGGTGGTAAAATTGCAATAGAAACTTTAAGAATCATAGACGACTTTTCAGGAATCCTTGAAAAATGGAATCAGAATCAATCTGTAAAATACATCTGGGATAATGAGATGCGTAGAATTAAAAAGTTGACTGGATTCGTGAAATACGATAAGATTAAGATAGAGAAAATCTTTAGTGCCTTCAAAGAAGAACTTGCAGAATAAATCATGGGTAAGACTTATAAGAAACAACCTCATCGTTACGATGATGAGAATGCCAGTGGGCGATCTGGAAAACATGCCAAACACTCTAACAATAAAAAGAGTGGAGGTATGAAAACGCTAAATAGTTATGTTGATGAAGATATTGATTTAGATGATGACATCTTTGATGATGATATTGAAATGACTGATGAAATCGACATTCAACATATACAAAACAATAATCCGTAATACATTTATACAAAGGAAAATACGATGGATATCCAAGCACTCCGCAAAATGCGCAACTCAGACTTTGGTGCAATCTCTAATGCATTCGAGAAAGTCGCAAATCCCCAAACAGAAACCAAGTCATATGTCGATGATCGCTTTTGGCGATTGGAAGGTGACAAAGCAGGTAATGGCACAGCCACACTTCGCTTTCTTCCACGAGTAGAGGGTGACGAACTCCCATGGTTTCGAATCTTTTCTCATGGCTTCCAAGGTCCAACTGGTAAGTGGTATATCGAAAACTCACTGACCACTCTTGGTGAGAACGATCCTGTTGGTGAGTTGAACACCACTCTTTGGAACTCTGGTTCTGAAGCCAACAAAGAGATCGCTCGCAAACAAAAGCGTAAACTCTCTTTCATTGCCAATGTTCTGATTGTATCAGACCCAAAGCATCCTGAAAACGAGGGTAAGGTATTCTTGTTTAAATTCGGCAAGAAAATCTTTGACAAGATTATGGACAAGGCTCGTCCAACTTTTGAAGACGAGAAGCCAGTCAATGTCTTTGATTTGTGGGAAGGTGCAAACTTCAAACTCCGTATGCGTAAGAAAGATGGATACGCAAACTATGATGAGTCAGGTTTCAGCGAACCAGTAGCAGTTTCTGATAATGAAGAAAAACTATTGGCTATCGTAAACGCACAACACAAGTTGTCTGAGTTCACAGATCGTAAAAACTTCAAGTCTTATGATGAGTTGAAAAAGAAACTCAATGAAGTCTTGTCTGGTGATTCTTTTGCAAGCAAGTCTGCTGCAGAGATCGCTGAACAAGAAGATCGTCCAGTAGCATCTGCACCAAAGGTGGCTTCAAAGCCAGCACCAAAGATGCCTGAGATTAACGATGATGACGATGATGTTATGTCTTACTTCGAGAAGATTGCTAAAGAAGATTAATCTTTAGAGTAGAAATTGAAAAGGGATCTTTACGATCCCTTTTTTTATGCGTATTTACTTCGTTGCCAAGAACTAAGAGATGACTCTTGATTTCTTACTGGTGGTTTAATTAGTTGTGTTTGACGAGTTGTATTATTAATCGTTGGAGCAACAACAGAAGTATTGCCACCACCTCCACCAGATTGTCCTTCTGCTGCACGATTCTCAGCAGACTTACTATTCACTAATCCAGCTGCACCCATTGCAGCACCCATCGCTGCAATTTTATCAGTAGGTAATGCAGCAATCGCTTTAATCTTATCAGTGTCTATGGCAGAGAATGCTCTTAATCCTGATGCTAGTTTTTCTACACCGATACCTGCTTTCTCAATATTTGGACCACTCTCACCAAGTTTCATAATTTGATCAACAGCAGATCCACCTGGAGTTACTGCACCGAGTAATCCACCAACGAGATTACCAACACCAGCAACGGCAGAGCCAGCACCAAATGCAGCCATACCTAATGCTACTGCTCCTAAACCAGCACCGACTTGAAGTAGATTTGATCCATCAATTGCAGCTAATCTTTCTATACTACTTGTAACTGCATCAATGATTGCTACGATAGAATCAGAGATAGCACCGACAACTCCCATGATGACTTCACCGATTGCTCTAATAGTTTCTGGAATCTTTTCAATAGCTGCAACAAATACAGTTTGAATTGTTTCAACAACTTTCATTAAGACTGGAGCAAATGCTTCCATAAATGGTGCAGCCATTTCAAGTGCCTTACCAATACCCATTATCGCTAGTGTAACAGCACCAAGACCAATTAGTGTGGCTGGGTTTGCTAATGAAGCAAGACCACTGGCTAATCCACGAAGGAACAATTGAATTCCTTTACCAGCACCAGTACCTAATGCTTGTAAACCTTTACCTAGTGCAGCAAGACCAACACCAATCCCACCAAGAATTCCACCACCTCCACCGCTATCACTACTTGCTACAGCAGCAGTTGCTTTGCCACCTGGACGAGTATTTTCTTCTATCTTTGTTAGGAGATCTGCCTGTGCACCTTGAACTTTTAGTTGTTCATTTGCAGCTTCTTGTTGTTCACCAGCAGAAGCGAATGCAGCAGTAGGTGTCTTTTCCTCTTCACCTTTAGTAAGATTAGATCTTACATCAAACTTTGAGTATTCTGAAGCAAGGTTTTCTCTTTTAGATAATAGTTCTTTACCCTTTGCAGTTTTGGCTACATCAGCATCAGAAAGACCAGTAGTCTTTTTAAACTCTTCAAGTTCTGCTTCATTTCTCTTGATGTTTTTAGATGCTGTCTGAGCACCTTTAAAATTTTCTGTTAATTCTTTACGAGTTTTAGTAGGGTCGATGGCTTTCTGTTGTTTAATAAAATCTTCACGAGCGATAGACTTATTAAAGATACCACCAACATTAACTGACTTCATCATACCACGAAGACTTAACTTTTCACCAAGACCTTTTTTCATATCGGCAAATCTTTCGCCAATAGTCTTAAATGTTTGCATGCCCTGCGCAAGATTAGCAATCGCTTTGGATTCTTCTGCACGAACACGATTTAGTTTCTCAGTGGCTTCAGCGTTTTGTTTTGTTAATTCAATTTGTCTATTAATATGATTCTGAAGTTGTTGTGCTTTGCGTTCTTCTATCTTTTTAAGTTTTTCAGTCTCTTCAGTAATCTTTTTATCATTTAATTGTTGCATTAAGACATCACGGATGTCTTTCATCATTGTAGATTGAGATATCTGTTCTGCTAACTGTTGTTGGTTTGCTCCAGCAACAGCCATAGTTGATTCTAATGCTTTAATCGCAGTTTCATTGGCTTGTGCTTGTTCGTCAAGTAACTTAGCAAAGGCTGTGCTGTCCCAAGTCTGTCCAATACTAACCGACTGTGTGATTGTCTGATTAACTACTGGCGGTTTACTTTTACTTTGTCGTTTTGCCATCTATTACATCCTTTTTCTGGATTCTATTCTTTTCTTTTCTTCTTCTAGATACTCAATCAACATATAAACATACACTTCTCTTTCAAACGGAATCATTTCCTCAAGTTCCGTTAGCGAGTATTTGTGGTACTGCATCAGAGCGAAATTCATTTTATAGTAGTTCGCCAATGTTTCATGACAAAGGTTAATTAAAAAAAACTTTGCATGCCCTCCAGCATCTTCCTGTGGTGCTTTTGGCATACAGGGCAAGTGTATTCTATTTCCTTTTTAATTCTTGGCATTGTAGCAAAGAATTGTTGAACCTTAACAAACTGTTCAGAGGTTAGATTATTTAAAAACTGTAACAACTCTTCGTGTTTCTGTTCTTTACCGTAGAAAATCTCTTCACCTTGATAGATGTAGTCGATAGAATCTGCAACTACACTAAACACTTTATCTAAGTCATCTGTATCAAGATTTTCCAATCGTTTCATAACATCCATAGTTGGATATTTCATAACGACTCCAACATCACCAAAAAGATTAATCTTATTGTTATGATTTGGATCTTTTTCTACACTCAATGTAGTTAAATCAATAGAAACTTTAACTCTAGCCTTTTCGTTATCTTCTCCATGGTCGATATCACATGGGAATATTAACTCAATAATTTCACCAACAGACTTTGCTCTAATTTGAGTAAACATATACTCAAGATCAAATGTCGCTAGTTTATCAACATCAAGTTTATCCAATACACAAGTGTTAATGATTCCCTTTAGGGTTTGAATCATAACACCAATATCTTCACTCTGTTGTGCGATTAGTAATGCCTTTTCCTCTTTTACAAGGAAAGGTCTAAACTTCACACCCACTCCACTCGAGGGCACGACCATCGTATAGGTCGGTGCACTCATCATCGGTAATGCCATATTATTCTCCTTTAGCCATATTCTTAATTAACTTATTCAACTCAGCAGTGCTACCTACAAAGATAGCATTGTTTGTAACCTGTTTGGCTTTTTCTGCCTTAGATGGTTCATCTAGTTTTTGTTTCTGTTGATGTAAATCTAATAATTGCTGATTAATGTCTGCCAGCTGTTTCATTAGATTTCCAACAACTTCAAAAGCACGAGGATGCTCTGACTGCATAGCCACATCCAAAGACTTTTGTAGTGCCTCTTGTCCCTGTTGTAAAAGGATACGAAGATTATTACGAGTTACTTCATAATCATCTTCAATTTTATTATTTGAATGCGATACAATTACACCATCTTTATCAATTACTTCAGTAGGTGTCATAGTCTTCACTTCAAAAACTTCAGATAACGAGTCATCAATTTTCATTAGTCATTCCTAGTATTACGAAAGGGTGGATCTTCAGGCTCTTTCAGAATCGGTCTAGTATTTAGGGTTGGGGGTGTAGTAACTCCTGCGATCTTTTCTTGTCCACGAGACCATGCTGCAATTCCCAAAACAGCACCCATTGCCATATGAAACAGACCAGCACCTTTAAGTGTTAGTGGATCCCATTGATTAACAACTTGCCCATCATAGTATGCTTGTAGAATAGACCATAAGATTGGGAAGAGAGCGAAGTCTAAAATGCAAATAGCCATATAAGTCCAACCCATCATTGGACGCCATTTGCGATTCATCCATGATTCTTGTTCATTCATTAAAATTTTAATAGTCAAGGAAG